CAAGTTGGCTGCTGTGGTCTCTAGTGGTGGTATTTACACTTCAGCTGACAGCGGAGTCACCTGGATCAAGACATCGGCTCCTACTCAGAAGTGGTGGTCTATTTCCTCCTCTGCTGATGGATCCAAGCTGGCTGCTGTGGTCTCTAGTGGTGGTATTTACACTTCAGCTGACAGCGGAGTTACCTGGACTATGACGTCGGCTCCTACTCAGTACTGGAGGTCTATTTCCTCCTCGTCTGATGGAACCAAGCTGGCTGCTGTGGTCAAATTTGGTGGTATATACACCTCAGCTGACAGCGGAGTCACCTGGATCAAGACATCGGCTTCTACTGATCCGGAGTGGCGTTTTATTGCCTCCTCTGCCGATGGATCTAAGTTGGCTGCTGTGGCATATAGTATCGGTATTTACACTTCAGCTGACAGCGGAGTAACCTGGACTATGACGTCGGCTCCTCCTCAGTACTGGAAGTCTATTTCCTCCTCTTCCGATGGAACCAAGCTGGCTGCTGTGGATTATGGTCACATTTACACTTCAGCTGACAGCGGAGTTACCTGGACCATGACGTCGGCTCCTACTCAGGATTGGTTGTCTATTTCCTCGTCAGACGATGGATCAAAACTGGCTGCTGTGGGTCTTGCTAGTGGTATTTACACCTCAGCTGACAGCGGAGTTACCTGGACCCAGACCTCAGCTCCTCCTCAGGAGTGGAATTCTATAGCCTCCTCTGCAGATGGATCTAAGTTGGCTGCTGTGGTCTTTAGTGGTGGTATTTACATTAATAATGTAGATCTATCAGAAATTTTTGCACCTTTAACTGGTAATAAAGCTCCAGATGTCGGATATACAACATCTGGCGGTACTGTAGATCTATCAGAAGTTTTTGAAGCAAACCCAGCATAATATATTCTTTTTGTATTAATTATTGATATTTTTGAACTATTATTTCTTAAAAGTTATAATAACTTTTTATACCTTTTAACCTTTCAATATCCGATTTATATAAAAGGTGATTTATCGGTTACAAATTAACAGTTACCTGATTACATTCAAAGATACCAGTCCTCTGTACGGCATTTTAAATGTAAAAAAGTCTAAAACAATGGGCATTTTTAATGAGAAAAGGTGTAATATAATATATATATGAACAAGAAAGCAATTCAAGCTATTGCTGTTTTTACAGAGTCTATCAAGGGCCAAGTATATTTTACCGAAGTTGCCAATAAGGTCCGCATTGATGTGAATATAAGCGGTCTTAAGCCAAACTCTGCTCACGGATTCCACGTCCATCAAGCCGGAGATTTAAGTGATAAATGCAAGTCTATGTGTGCACACTTCAATCCTTATGACAAAAATCACGGATGCCCTGGTGCAAAAGAGAGACACGTCGGCGATCTAGGAAACTTGCTTACAGACTCCAAGGGGGTTGCAAAATATTCCTTCTTTGATGACCAAATTAAGCTTAAGGGAACAAAGGCCAATATTCTAGGTCGTGGTCTCATCATTCACGAAGATGAAGACGATTGTGGTCAAGGCGGAGACGCAGAAAGCTTGAAAACAGGAAATGCCGGGAAACGCATTGCTTGTGCAGTCATCGGTTATTCAAAGGAGAATTTCAAATGCTAACTGTATTAAGGTTTATTTACATTTTATTTTCTAATAATAAATAAAATGCAATTACTCAAAATACTTTTTCTCTCTTTGAACCTATTTTCAAATGTCAAAAGTTACGACACAAACCAACTGAACATTGGTGTTTGGCTTAGTGGTGCTGCTTATTGTGACAAGAACGAATATTCTTCAATGAAACTTGGTGGTCCAGCAAAAGGTTTTGTATACAAGGACTTATTATATGACAAAAAAAGCGATCTACAAGGTTTCACAGGAGTTCTCTCTTCTACCAAATCCATCTATGTTGTTTTGCGTGGATCATCGTCAACAAAGAATTGGATGGAGGACTTTGAAGCCAGAAAGGTACACTATGATTCCTTCCCTGAGTGTAAATGCGAGGTACACAATGGCTTCTATAAATCGGCATTAGGTCTTGCGAATGAGACAATCAATTCTGTAAAAACCTTACAAAAATTATACCCTGGATTCCAAGTTGTAATCACAGGACATTCTTATGGTGCATCTTGTGGCCAACTTCTGGCAATGGAGCTAGAGAGAAATAGTATTCAAACAAGGATCTATAATTATGGTCAACCCCGAGTTGGAGACTCCAAATATGCTGCATTTGTCAATCAAAAAATCCAAGAGTATTACAGAACAACACATAATAAAGATATTGTCTCACACGTTCCTCCCAATGATGTTATGGGTTATCTACACAGCTGTAGAGAGATTTTTGAAGATGGGTTAGGAGTCCTAACGCTATGTAGTAGTTCCAACTGTGAAGATCCCAAATGCTCTGCGCAATACAAATTGAGTCAAACCAATGGAGATGATCATACAACTTATTTAGGACATAAATTATCTTGTGAATCAAGCATTATTTAATTTTGTATGTATAATATATGTATAGTGGTGAACGCGAAGACGAAGACGAAGAACCCACATATGATACTGATTTTTATAACGATGCAATGAATAATGCGATGACTGGATACGAGGATTATCCATATCAACAATCTAGAACAACAATATCTAACATTCCTATTCTTACACCAGAAATAATGCAAACAATTCTGGATTCAATAAATGATTCTATTATAAATAATCGTGACCCAAGAGAGAATATTATTGAAATTAACAATAGAGAATTAGTATTTAATGGAAAAAGATATAGCATTACCGAAAAACAATATAACAAAATAAATAATTATATAACTCGTTCTAATTATCCAATAGATGGAGGAAGAAAATATAAGAAAACAAAAAAATCCAAGAAACATAGAAAATCTAGAAAATCCAAGAAATCAAAGAAACATAGAAAATACAGAACAAAAAGACATAAATAAATTCAAAAATATGATTATAATAATATGATTATAATTATATGGATCTCTGTAAATACAAAGATATTTTGGGTAAACCTGGAACAGGTATACATAAATTCAGACTTTTCAACATTGCAATAGTAGATGTATTAGTGGTTCTGATATGTGCTTATTTGATTGCGCGTTTTTTTAAGTTGCCTCTACTTTATACAACTATTGGAGTATTTATTCTAGGCATTTTTGCACATCGTCTTTTCTGTGTCCGCACTGGCATTGATAAATTATTGTTTCCCTGAAACTGATCAAAGGGCATCTATACCATAATGTTCAGTTACTTCTTTTTTCCTTGTTTCCAGTCTCTTGGGTATAAGAGCACAGTCACTATCTTCTCTCTTCTTTGATAATGCATCCACATCATAAATATCCAATATTTTTGATACAATAGGAGATCTAACAACATCTTCTTTACCTAACTCAACCCATTTTAATCCGTGATTTATACTAGTATTATTGTATTTCGTTGCTTCCATTTCCTCATATTTTGTCCACTTATGAATAAAATCTTGAAGTCCAGACTGTTGCCCACTTTTATCGGCCTGTTTCAAATCCCCAGTAACTACCATCTTACTACCTTCTCCAATACGCGTGGTCAACATAAGCATTTGATTTGGTGACGAATTTTGCATCTCATCTGCAATAATAAAGGCGTTTTTAAAGGTGCGTCCGCGCATAAACCCAAGCGGGGAAATCTCAATCTCATTATTATTTATCATATCATCTAGTTCTCTCTTTGAGTAAAATTCCAAGAACACATCAAAGATGGGACGAATCCAAGGATCCATTTTTTTGTTGATAGACCCAGGTAAAAATCCGATCTCTTCTTCTACTGGAACAACTGGTCGCGTGATTACAATCTTATTATATATTCCTTCTTGGAAATCCTTTATAGCTGAGTTACACGCCAGGGCTGTTTTACCTGTTCCTGCTGGGCCTGTCACAAAAATCATTGAATTTCTATGATCATTTAAGCATTGAATATATTTTGTTTGATTGTCAGTTTTCGGCTTATAAAATTTTGAACTCAGATTGTCTTCTAGGGAGCGCGACTTTTTCATCAACAAAAACATACTGCATATTGGTGTAAAATTACAAGAGAGAAACAACAGACCTAAGGTGATATTCCTAAACATCTTATATAACCAAAGGTATTATTCTTCATAGTTTGCGGTATTTTCTGAAACAAGTTGTTTTTTCTCAATTTGGAAATATCTTTTAAATTTCTTAACTCCATCTAAAGTATAACCATCACTTTTTCGAACAGGCACTAAATGATATCCATACATTGCCAAAATTTGTCGCACCAAATTCAAAAGCGGCCACTTTTGCTGTAACTCAGCTGTTTTATGCAAACTAGTCAAGAGTGAAGAACTAAATATTTTTTTTAGTTCAGGGATTTGAGACTTCACACCCTCGTATTTGGTTATATCCAAAAATTGCTCCCTAGGAATAAGCATTCCATTTAATTCATCTTCGTTTTCAAAATGAATTCCAGAATTTTCTAATATTTTTTTAGAAATAGTTTCCATTACTAAAAAAATAGTTTTTATTTGTTGAATTTTTACGGGTACTATTTAAATTCCGAATTCAGGAATGCTAAACCCGTTTGCAGTTTTCACATATTTTGCGATCACTTTAGGGTTTTGTTTATTGCTTATAATATCTTCAGCTTGATAAACATTGTCAGAGTTATCAATATAATAAATAATTCCCATTATATCCTGAGCCCAAACCTCCACTTTCTGAATTTCTTCTTTGTTTCCCTCTTCATCATCAATGATTCCGTGAGGTGTGCCTTTCATATGGGTTCCACAATAACAACTCCCATCCTTCTTTCGTCTTGTGCATCGCGACTCATTCGCTCTTTTTGCACAACAAAGTTCAAACATCGGCACCACATTTTTCACACGTTTTCTTTTGGTGAAATCTTCTTTCCCAAATGACAGCTTCTCATAGTCATAAATGTATTGAAGCAATATATTCATTTGGTCATTCTTCATTCCTAATAATTCGGCCTTATCCCGAATATTATCTTTAAATGTGCACATATATGATTCTTGCTTCTTAGAGATCTTCTTTTCCATTATACTTTGCTTTATATTGTTTAATATATTAAATTAACTTTAGTTCAATTTTTTAAATATATAAAAAGCCACTTAAAGAGCAATATTATCTGTAGTTAATTCTATTGGTTCTGAAACAGAATCTGATAGTAATTGTAGGGTTAGTTCTGGTTCTGAAGTCAATTCTTCTGCTTCTGCTTCTGCTTGTACAATATTTGAAGTTTCTTGATCTGAATTTTCAGGTTCCAATAATTTATATCTAGTGGATAATAATCTCGGAGTAAAAACTTCACTGTCTACTGTAAGTCCAGATAAACATTCATCATTTGGATTTTGCACTTCAAGCAATTGTAATGATTCAAACAACAAATTATCATTACTATGAAATTCTTCATCTTCAAAATTATTATTGGTAATGTTTTCTAAATTTATAGGCGATGGGTTTTTAATTATACTTTTTGGAATATCAACATTAATAAAACTAGCTGCATTACTTGCATTTCTCTCATCAGAAATAACAAACTGAACCTTTGAGTTTGATTTTGAATTAGAACCTTCATTATTTTGAGATATTCCTTTGAATTCTTTTTCTGATGCATCACTGTTTGAGCGACCAGACTCATCTGTAAATGAATCATCACTTGAATTTTTTTCAATATTCTTATTGAGCGTTTCTGATCCAACACTTAGTTCATCGTTATCTGACATATTAGACCTCAAACTCTTCAGTAATGTTTTGTCCTTTACTTCATCTTTTAGAGTTTGCATTACATTCTTTTTAGCTGCATCTGGTTTACCAACATCCTCAAATTTAATATCATAGTTGATCTGGCTAATAAGTAACTGAATTTTAGTTGTAAAACGTTTTAAGTATTTGCTATGCAACTTATGGAAAAACTCAATATATGTAATAAAAAGTGTTACCTTTTCTTTCATAACAACATTATTGAAATTAAAGGTATTTACAAAATTATCAATATTCAAACCTGTTTTATTTTTATTTTGGTAATTTTTTAAGTCATGTTCTTTACTCATCAAAAAACTACACAATGAATGTAAAATACTAACTATCAACTCGTGTAGTTGTTGAATAAAGTCAAAATCGTATTGTTTGAAAGGTTCTAAATCTTTATAAACCGGAAAATTATTATTAACTTTAGCTACCTCTAGTATTTTTTTATCAGTTATGTTTTCGGTAACATATTCATTAATAATTTTATGTAGTTTATAATATTCACAATACATACGATTTGTAATTGCATTAAATAAACGCTTTGTATCATCATATTCAATGTCAATCAACTTACCTTGAAAATGAAAAGAGTCTAGACCAAAAACAAATAAATTCTGTTTGTTATTACTAATAAATTCATTATAACTTGACTTAAGCTTATTAATTCTATCTTCCAAAATATTGAATATATTTGTATTCTCCTCTTTCAATTCGGTTATTTTAGAGAATTCGGTTTTCAATTCATTTAAACGATGTTCTATTTCCATAAAATAGTTATATATATTTTTGAATATTTAAAATTATTTTTAAAAATTTTATTTAAATAAGTTAAAATAATATTTTATTTATCTTTAATATGGAGAATATCCAAACTAACAATAACGAAGTGCAAAACTCAGATAGTCAAGCGTTACTTATTACAAACTCAACAGATGACGAACGCGATAACACAAGCGAAATTGATTCTAAAATAAGTGCTCTTCTTTCTACTCCAGATTGTGAATGGTCGGTAGATCACGAAAGAATATTAATTGAATGGGCGGATAAAGCCATGTGTTATAGATGGCTTCATTCAAAATCTAATACTTTATATGCAACTTTAAATGCTTGGTATACTATTCCTTGTATTATTATTTCTACTCTTGCAGGTACTGCCAACTTTGCACAACAGCGCGTTCCAGAAGAGTACCAGGGACTTTTCACTATGGTTGTGGGAGGTGTAAATATTTTAGGTGGGATTATTAGCACGATTCAACAGTTTCTTAAAATCACACAACTGAATGAAGCACATCGTGTAAGCAGTATTGCTTGGGATAAATTCTACCGCAATATAAAAATTGAGCTTGCTAAACATCCGAAAGAGAGAATGCACGTATCTCAAATGCTTAAAATATGTAAAGAAGAATTTGATCGTCTTATGGAAACAAGTCCAGTTATTCCAGATAAAATTATTAATAAATTCAAGGGTTCATTTAAACATTCTGAAGAGTTTGACAAAATATTCAAACCAGAAATTTGCGATGTCCTTGTATCTACTGAAATATTCCGTAATCCCTGGTTCAATGATGACAATAAGACATCTCGTGAGAATGAATTAGAACAGATCAAAATTGTGAGAAATATTAAAAAGCGAAAACTCAATGAGAAAAATTTAAATATAGTTTCAGAATTCAAAAAGATTTTTTTCAATTTACATCAGAGAGAACCTCTTGATCAAGAAATTATAGATAACTTATCTGATAAAATGGATGTTAATATTTTGAAAAAAATTATTGATGAAACCAAGCTTTCTGATCCATCAAATAAAGTCTAAATATGTTATACATATGACTATCTTAATATATCTCTAGGATAATCCCTTGGAAGAACAAAAATGCTCACCAATAAAAATAAATAAAATCCAATATAAGATCCATAAACATTTGCACCAACCCCATAAAATTCTAATATGTTTACAATCACATATGTAAATATTAATGAAAATACAAATAATGATATTAACGTTGTAATGGATAACCCCATATATAATTATTTAAGAAATTAAAAATGATTATATATCTAATGACACAGAGTGCGAAATAAAATGGGTTTGTTGAATTAAACTTTTATAATATGATACGTTAATATTGTTTGTTGTTCATAAGTCTTAATCACCCAATATGGTAATTTTTCTCTGTATTCAATACCATCTTCTAGAAGATTCTCACTAATTAAAACGCTATCATAGTTTTCTGCCCATTTACCATCACGATCAGATATTTTTAATAAACTTCTAACACTATTATATTCTTTCGTGGTCGCTGTTGGATCTTTCAATAAAAGTTGATGAGTCTTTTCCGAGTTATCATAATGATCATCTTTTAAATGCAATGGTATTTTAGTATTTCCCATAAACAATGCAACCCTTATGATACCATTTCTTTTCTTAGGCTCTTTCATTAACTCTCTTTTTGCGTTTTCATAATTAGTAAAATAATGATATGATCCCATAAATGCATCTACTGGGTTACTATTTCTACTAACGCCAAATACTGATACAAATTCTATTTGTTCATTTTGTGCAAAAGAATATGCAACGCTTGGTGTTTCAATTACCTTATTATTACCATCCCTCAAATGAATGAATTGTGGATTTTTAAAAAAAAGATTTGTAACAAGAGAATCTACTTCAAATCCACATACTTTCCCTTGGTTTATTATTTCATCTATTAAAGAAAGCCATAGATCATTTTTGTTATGCAAACAATGAACACCTACTTTGGATTTTGTACAATCATAAAACATAAATATTTCATCACCTGTTTCATTATTAATAAATCCTTTGAATTCATAATATGCTACTTTCATATAGGACAAAAATATTGTCTCTAAAACTTTATAACTTTTATTCACAATAGTATCAAATTTTTGTAAACCTTCAAACGTTATAAATGTTAATTTGTTCGGGCTAGTAGGATGATCATCAGGACACTTTGTTAAAAAAAATTGAAGAAATGGTTTCAACCCTGTTGTATTTACTTGAAATGGGCAAATATGGATCTTTTTCGGAAAAGAATTGGTTTTTAAGTAATCTGAAAAATTAGTAGTTGTAATACTATCTATATTATATTTGTATTCACCAAAAATATTTTGTTTGTTTTTACTATAATAACTTTCGGGTTCTAATTGCTCATTTAACTCAAATATTTCATTCATTTTTTGTTGTAATTCAAAATATTCTTCTTCAAATTTTTTATTCAATTCTTCACCATCACTATCATCTTCATCATCAATGCGTCTACTTTCTTTTACTCTTTGCATTTCAAACAAATGTTTCATTGCAGCATCTTTAAAGTCATTATGGAAAAGCTTACTAATCGGTAACATTAATTATTGATTGTATTATTTATTTATCTATTTTACGCTTAATTGTCTCTTTCACTTGTTCTTCTCTGCTGTCCATTATAAATTTTGTTACTTCTTCAGCTGTCTCTGGATTACTCTTATAATATTCTTGTAATGCAGCCATTAGCGTTTTACCGCTTAAAGGTTTCTTAACCTTACTCTTCTTGTATAAGAGTGCACCTCCATTAATATCAAAACAATCCAGATTATTCTTTTTCATTGTTACTAATAATCCTTCGGATAATGTCTTTTTCTTATCTTTTCTCTCTTTCATCTCTTTTTGAAGGGTACTTATTTCATTGTCCATTTTGATCCATTCTTTAATAATAGTAACTAATTCTTCTTTGGTTTCCATTTATTATAATCTAAATAGTATTTTATTTTTAGATTATAATTTTAAAATTATAGTATTGTTAACAAAATTTATTTCAGGTTATTTGATTTCTAATGGTCCAATGTTAGTGGGTGTCAATGCAGAATAATGCCTTTTACACAACAATGACATATAGACCTTACATTTACATTGATGTCCCTTATTTGGGCCGGATTTAACCATTTGACTACAAGTGGATGAACTAACAATTGTATTTTCGTTTTCTAAAATGCTAATAGTTTTTTGGATTGGTTCTGGTCCTGGTTCTGATTCTGATTCTGATTCTGATTTGGGCTCAAGTTTTACTTTTTTCTTAGGTGCACTTGGTTTAGCCTGCTGTTTTTCCTCCTTAGCCTTTTGTTTAGCCTCTTCTTTAGCCTTTTGCTTTTCTTCCTTGGCCTTCTGTTTGGCTTCATCAGAAGCCTTCTTCGCTTCTTCTTTAGCTTTCTTTTTGGCATCATCTTTGGCCTTTTTAATGGCAGCCTTTTTCAAGTGGTAACTAACTAAACTATAATGATGAGTACAATATGTTTTATTATCTAAGTCTAACAACATAACATTGTTTGAGCAATTATGATGATCAATTTCAGAAGTATAATAATGACAACTACCTATTTCGTATCCTGGTGGAGGATCAGGCATAGCGTTTACACCAGTTACTTTCATAGATGGTCCCATAGACTCATAATAAGGTAACAACTTCTTCTGCTTACTTCTACAATAAGGACAACGTATTTCGTTACTACTAAGCTTATGTGACTCCAAAGAATTAAATTTTTTCTTATGATTCCGAATATCATTGAACAACGGAATATAGTTGAATTTATGTTTACAATCTAATGTTACATAATTATCTGTTAATGGCTGATTCGTTATTAAGCATAAATCTTTGGATTCATCATACTGAGAATCGTCATCCAACATTTTGTATAATTCTTCATAAAATTTGATTCCACCTTCAATAGTATAATTGGGCATTTAGCGATCTTAATATTAAATTACATTATATCTTTATATTTATTTTATTTGATAGTTATATTATGTCACCGAATCAATGGGGACCACCTACGTGGACATTATTTCATACTATTGCTGAAAAAATGAACGAAGAAGAATTTCAAATATTAATGCCCCAATTTGTATTTTTTCTAAAAAGAATATGTTCAGTTCTACCTTGTCCAGAATGTTCCCAACATTCAACTCAGTTTTGGAAAAATATTAATGTTGCTGGTATTAAAACAAAAACAGATCTTAAAAATGTGTTATTTTTATTTCACAATATTGTTAATAAACGCAAAGGCAAACCTCTTTTTTGCCGCCGAAATCTTGCTCAATTATATGAAAACCAAAATATAATAAATGTGTTTAACCAATTTGTTGCTGTTTACCAAACAAAAGGCAATATGCAATTATTAGCGGACTCTTTTCAACGTAAAATGATATTAGTGTCATTCAAAAAGTGGATAATGTCTAATATACAAAATTTATCATAATATATTTTTGAAATGAATTTAAATATTTTAAACGTATGACTATAATTAGCATTATGTTTAATCAATTATTTGAAAAATCTAAATATTCAACTCTTTTACTTATTAAAAACGGATTTTATATTCCGCTTATTGGTTATGCGTTGTTTTTCTATACTAATAACATATTTTTAACTTCAATTATTACAATGAAATTATTTCCCACTAACTTCTTTTTCTGGTTTCATCATAATATGAACTATTTTCCAGAGCCTTACAAAAAATACAATCAGTTCAAACAATTCATACGTTTTACAGATAGTGGTTATTTAGCGTTATTAATCTATTATTTTTATCCGGAATTCTTTCCAGTTGCGTTCAATGTTCACTCTATTATTTGCATTGGTTATTGGTATGGCAAGGTTGTTCTTAAAATGCAAGATGCTGATGTAGTTACAGATCCTGAATATATTTATTGGTATAATAATGCTTGGACTGCGATGAATCACGGTTTTGCAAATATTTTACTAATAAGAGAAATATACATTAATCAATATGAAATTTGCCATAATTATTTTACTGTAAATGATTTATTTTATTCCTATTTGTGGATTTATTTTTGGTTCTGTTTTATTTATTTACCTTGGAGATGTTTGACCAATGATTGTGTATATGATATTTTTAGTGATAAATATGAATTATCATTAAAACTCAGATTTGTTGGTATTATTCATATTATTATTTTGGCATCCAATAACATTGGTTACTTTTTAACTTGTACTGCTGCCAATTAATTCACCATTTTTATAAACAGAACACCTGAATGTTTGTTGTTTGGGCATTGAGCAAACCTCTTTATTACTGGATAACTCATTAAAAAACAAATATTTACCTGATCCACCTGCGTACATCAATGTAACAATCATAATTGCAGCAATTCCACCAAAAATCACATTAATGATTGCCATTGATCCGTCAATGCATTTATTGTTTGTCAATACTCCACAAATAGTCATTATATATGCCAATAATCCACCAAGAGCCATATAGTTGAGTTCATTGTAAAATACCATAGGCGTACACAAATAAAACGCTGAAAACGCGGAAATAAAAATATTATAACCTCCATTATCATAGTCACTATATTTTACCATTGTACAAACATTATTTTGATTTGAAAACTTGGATGCTCCAGACATATAGTAAAGTATTTCTCTAAAATAGGTAATTCCTAGAAGGAACCCTAAATAAATAAAACCCTTGATATTTTGAAATATAAATGACATCCCAAGGATAATAATTGCAAAAAATATTGGGGAGAAAAATACTAAAAATTCTATTACATTTTTTGGACGACCAAAGGATACTGCTGATTGATCTAATTTATAACCTTTTAAAAATTCCATATCTTGTGATGACAAATTAAATAATTTATTAGCGCTCATATAATAATAAATGATAATATTTTATTATTATATTTTTCTTTATTGAAGTTGTTATTCTTGATTCTCTTCAAATAATATTGTAAATACTTCTTCTATTTTATTTACTTTATGAAAAACAATATCTTTTATTAATTCACTATTCTTGTATTTCTCAGCAAAATTTTCATAATCCTTTTCATTTTCTTCTGGATAAATAAATTCAGTAATTCCTGCTTTGATACCTCCCAAAATTTTCAAATCTAGACCACCTATTTGTGTAATAGAACCATCCAATGCAATCTCTCCTGTCATTGCAATGGTATTTTTTATCTTCTGATTTGTCAATAAACTATATATAACTGAGGTTATTGCTGCCCCAGCTGATGGTCCATCTTTCGGAACGGATCCCTCCGGACAATGTATATGTATTCCATCTTTTGTATTATTTTCTTGCATCCATTTTTTTAAATCATAAGGAACTAATTTCCAAGCCAGTGTCAACGCAACACTCATTGATTCTTTCATTACATCACCTTGCATTCCAGTTAAATGTAAATCCAAAAACTTATTACTTGGTCTCCATTGAGCTTGTATAGGAATAATTCCACCTTGTCCAACAGAATTTGCCCATAACCCATTTATTATACCAACTTCACTTGTTTCATTAATTTTCTTTGTTTTAATGTCTGGTTTATCTTTAAAATATTTGGTCTTTATGTCTTCTATTGTAATTAAAATAGGTATTTTGATCTCACTTGTTACGTCTTGTTTTAGTATATCTAGATTAATTTCACCGACAATCTCAAATAACACTTCTTTTAACTTACGCACACCTGCTTCACATGTATATTCATTTATCAAAAACTTTATAACATCATGAGGAATGTCTATAATTCCTTCTAATCCCATCTTTTTATACACTTCTGGTAATATATGATCCTTTGAAATTATCAGTTTGTCCTCTATTGACAAGTTAGTGAATTTGACACGATGAATACGATCCAATAAGATTTTATCTATTGCGTCTACATCATTATAAGAGAGAATAAACAGAGCCTTTGACAAATCAAGATCTACCCCACTGAAATATTTATCTTGAAAACAATCATTTTGGGCAGGGTCCAATAAATGTGTTAAAATTCCTATAATTTCTTTCCCGTGTTCTGTTTTTGAAATTTTATCAACTTCATCTATAAGTATAATTGGATTCATTGATTTGCTATCTATTAGAATTTGCACAATAGAACCCCAAGTAGCACCTACATAAGTGTAATTATGACCGTGAAGAGTACTTCCATTACTATCACCTCCCATTTGAATCATTGAAAATGGACGACTTTCCCCATTTTCATTCTTTAAACAATTTGCCAAACCTCGCTTCGCGAGAGAAGTCTTGCCTACACCTGGAGGACCTTCAAAACCAAAACAATAACCATCTTGAGAACCATTGATCCATTGTCCAATAATAATTTCTATTTGTTTTTTGGCATTATTATGACCGTGAACAGATTTGTCTAATGTATTTTTGATATTTTTCATATAATTTTGAATATCATTGAAGTTATTATTTATTTTTATAACTTTTGTCTTGATTTTATCATCCAAAAAAAGGTTTTTACAAAATTTTCTCTCGTCGCTCTTATTACAAAAGTCAATAAATTTACTTATAGATGTCTTGATGGTTTCTTTTTTATTTGTTTGTTTTATTTTATCAAAAGAGAGTGAATTTGTAGTTATTAACTCATTAATACTTGTTGAAATAGAAACAAGTTTTGTCTTACTAAAATCATTTAAAACACTCACATCTTGAACATCTAATTCATTCAAATATTTGACCATTTCAAGACTTGTATATTTTTCTTTCAAATCATATTCTTGTTTTGTATTATTTTCTCTCAATAACTCTATAAACAACCGATTATTTTGACTCATCAAATTCATAATAGGTTCTTTTGTATGTATACCAAAAGGGATTTTTAATAATCCATCTAAATATTGTCTTGCTTTTGAACCACTATCCTCTGATTTAGCCTTCACATCTTTCAGTTTCATCATCGCTTTTTCTTTCACATTATCATTTGCCTTTAATAAACATATTTGCTGTTCTAATGGTATTTTATTAATATCAAAATTACACAACTCATTTGTGTATTCAATTGTTTTTTTCATTGCATCTTTAAAATATTGTTTTATTGCCCAAGGAAAACTATCATATAATATTGTTTGTTCGTGACTATCTATATTTCCATTTACATCATTAGAGAGAAGATCATATAACAAATACGCCAAATATTTGTTTTCATAATTAACCGAATTAATCAATAATTGAATAATAACATTTCGCTTATTAAATAAATCACTTATTACAAAATCCTTAACTAAGTTACTTAGTGTCTTTTCTTTTAAAACCTTATGTGTAGTAATTATTCCAATATACTTTTCATATATTTGAGAATAATGGTCTGTTATTAAATAGTCCCTCAACGTTAGAGAATTCAAAAAATACTCAAAACGCGGATTTTTGAAGTCTTCACTATCTGGTAAGTTCTCTTTAATTTTTGTTATTTTATCACTTATATATGAATTATTTAAATAACTAACCATTGCATTGTCTAATATCCCATAAATAAATAAATTTTTTTTCAAAAAACTATGATAAATATACAACTTTGCTCCATATACTTTAATAAAAAACTGCTTATTATTATGTGATATATCTTGACATTCTAAATTTTTTAACTTATCTAAACTGACCTCATCATCAATTGTTACACCTTTATTCTCTTTTTTTTGAACAATATTGATTACTTTATAACCTGTTGGATGAAAGTATTTTTTCAACAATTCATACTTATTCATATCGTCTTCAGATGTTATTATATTGTTATTATTTCCAAAACATACTGTTAACAAATCATCTAATGATTCTGTCCCGTATATTTTAAATAAGAGAGATAAGTCATTATTAATACTTTGAAGACTACTTGTTATTTCTTCTTTATTCATATTATTCATATTTGATTTAAGATGAATAATCTTATCATTTATAATATTTAAACTATTTATGCAAGATCCAACTTCACTTGTTCCTAAAATATCGTATGATTTATTTCTTTGAACATTTAATAGCGTTTTTTGAACAACATCGTAAAAAAATGTACATTTCTTTTCTATAATTGGAATAATATCTACCTGTACATTTTGACTGTTTTTCTGGGTTGTGCCACTTTCCCCAGAAGTAGAACTTAAAATGGCACATTTATTTTTATTTCCTTTCATATTATTTATATTTTTATAATTATATAAAAAATAAATAATATTAAAATTCTTTATATTCAATTTTTAAACATATATATAAATAATATTAAACATTTTAGTACAAATTAATAAAATAACATTATGGGAATACCTGCATACTTTTCATATATTGTAAGAAATCATAGTGATGTTATCAGAAAGCTGGTGAAAGGTTCTCTAAAAATCAATAATTTGTATATGGACTGTAACTCTATTATTTATGATGTCGTGAGAAATTTAAACCTTGAATCTTTAAATAATTATCAGATTAATAATATTATTATTAAAGGAGTGATAGAGAAAATTATAGAGTATATCCAAACTATTGAACCAAACAATTGCGTCTATATTGCATTTGATGGAGTTGCGCCTGTTGCTAAACTTGACCAACAACGCATTCGTCGTTATAAAACCTGGTATCAGGCTGAAATATCCAGAACAATTCTGAAAAAATCTGGACCCGAGGCTTGGAATACAACTGCTATCACACCCGGCACAAATTTTATGAGCGAATTAAATCATAAAATTCGCGATCACTTTAACAATCCAGAAATGTTGGAGTTTTTAAATGTACAAAAAATCGTAATATCCACCTCGTTTGATGCAGGAGAAGGTGAACATAAACTATTCCAATACATTCGTAGTAATGCAGAGGTTCATAAGGAACAAACCACAATTATTTATGGGTTAGATGCGGATCTTATTATGCTTTCTATCAATCATTTGCCGATTAGTGAAAAAATCTATCTTTTCAGAGAAACTCCTGAATTTATAAAGACTATTGATTCTTCTTTGGAACCCAATGAATCATATTTATTGGATATCCCTGAACTAGCATCCATTATTACATTGAATATGAACAATGGTGAACCACTTACATCCCAACAACAGAAGAATCGCATATATGATTACATATTCTTGTGTTTCTTCTTGGGCAACGATTTTTTGCCTCATTTCCCAGCGGCAAATATCCGCACAGGTGGTATTGACAAATTGTTGAACGCATATAAGGCTACACTTGGTGGAACAAACGAGAATTTGACTGACGGCAAGACCATTTACTGGAAAAATGTTCGGGCTTTAGTGGGATTCTTGGCAGAGCAAGAGGAGGAATACATCAAGGATGAACTCAAGAAACGAGATAAGGCTGAGCGGCGTTATTACCCTACAGAAACGCCTGAACAAAAATATGCCAAGTTTGAAGCCATCCCCACTTATGAAAGGGAACTTGAAAAATATGTAGATCCTTCTAAAGATGGATGGCAGTCACGATATTACAAAGCCCTATTAAAAATGGACAAAAATGAAGACCGTATGAAACAAATTTCCCTCAACTACTTGGAGGGCCTGGAATGGACAATGAAGTATTATACAAGTGGATGTTCTGATTGGCGTTGGCATTACAAACACAACTACCCCCCACTTTTTCAAGACTTATATAACTACATCCCTTATTTTGAAACGCAACTGATCAAATCCAATGAATATAAGCCTGTTAGTCCACTTGTTCAACTCGCTTATGTATTGCCTAATAGGAGTCTCAATATGTTACCACACGAGTTATGCTCACAACTTATAGATAAACGCAAAGATTGGTATCCAATGGACTGCGAATTTATGTGGGCTTTTTGCCGCTATTTTTGGGAATCCCACGTTGAACTCCCTGAAATTGACATCCAAGAATTGGAAGTATTTGTGGAAAGTTACGAAAAAAATAAGAATGCCGAATTCAAAAAATGGTTGGCCTCCTCTCAATCAGAAAAGTAGGATCGTGGATTTATGCTCTTAGAGACTAGGTCTATGTTGTAAATATTGTTATCTTATATGGTTTATAAAATAACAATGAAAACTAGGGAATTTGGGAATATCGAAAGTTAACGATTTTTTCGGTCCAAAAAGTCAAAAGGAAAAGGCCTTTTGGACAAAAATAAATGTCCAAAAACGGCCCTGGCCATTGAGTCTTTAAAGGTCGTTTTCTTGATTTTTCGTTCGTGATGATAATGCTCTTATTTCTGTTTTTGGGAAATTCAATTATGATCACAGTTATTTTTTATGTGATTTATGACACAATCTTAAAAAAATCTTATTTGATACTTTAGGAGTTTTAAATTTAAAGATTATTATAAGATATTATATAAATGCCAAAAATTGACATAGACTATTCAAATACGATTATATATAAAATAATCTGTAATGATCCAAATAACAAAGATATATATGTTGGTCACACTACCAATTTTGTTCAAAGAAAACACTCTCATAAGCAATGTGCGAATGATATAACTAATAGTTGTAAGTTATATAAAACAATAAGAGATAACGGTGGTTGGGAAAATTGGACGATGTCAATAATAGATTTTTGTAATTGTGCAAATAGTTATGAAGCTAGAAAAAAAGAACAAGAATATTTTGAGTCATTAAATGCCACATTGAACAGTTTGGAACCACTGCCGTATTCAGGTACTAAAATAAAGAAAAACTTTTATTGTAAAAAATGTAGCATTAATTTTTCTGAAAAATCTGATTACGAAAACCACCTTTTATCAATCCCTCATATCGCTGTCTCGGAATCACCGAAATCAACGGAAATTGAGGAAAAAGGAGCAGTGAATTTTGAATGCAAAATTTGTGATTATAAAACGTCTAAAAAATCAAACTACTATAGGCATTGTTTGACACCAAAACACATAAAATCAACGAAAATCATCAACACGTCATCGCAAAAAGGAGATAAATATTATGAATGCGAAAAATGTTTAAATAGATATAAAGAACGATCTGGACTATGGCGTCATAAGAAAAAATGTGGTAAAGAAAAAATTACAACTAATACCATAATAGAAAAGAAGCAAGATGATAGCTTTGATATTAAAGAAATGTTTCTGAAAGTTATAGAACAAAATCAAGAACTGCAAAAACAAGTAATTGAACTGTGTAAGGAGAAATCATTAACGGTTAATAACAATACCATCAATAACAACAATCAGAAATTCAATATGAACTTCTTCTTGAACGAGCAATGCAAAGACGCGCTGGATATTATGGACTTCGTGAATTCATTGCAGCTTAATCTAGCAGATTTAGAAAATACAGGTAATGTTGGGTATGTTAAGGGTGTAAGTGATATATTCTTAAGGG